TACAAATCATCCAACCCGACATTGTTCTAACGCTCGGAGCACCAGCAACAACCTCTTTCTATAAAAACATACTCGGAATCGTAAAAGTCTCACTTACTAAATCTTTCACGATGAATGGAAATCTCTACACTCCCGAAGATCACAAGATCAAGGGAGTGGGGGAATTCCATATGTTTAGCACATATCATCCCGCAGCAGTAATGCGAAACAATAACTTGATAAATAGTGTACACTCTCACATGCAACTTGTAAGCGACTGTGTAGACGGAACAATGGCATCACCCTCAAAACCTAAAATAGTACCTACCCGATCACCATGAATCTTAGAGACCACCCCGAAGTTCAAATACTTTTAGCAGAAATTGACAGTCTTCTTCTACAAAAAGAAGAGATGCTCGAACTCATAGAAATAGTAACCGATCAAATAATTAGGGTAAAACTTGATTATGACAGGATGTTTAAATACATACAACACTTTAAAAATGTTCCTGTTATAGTTAAACCCCCCACTCTAAGACTCGAAGATATCGCAAACACAGTAGCCTCTATCGAGGCATTTATGGAGTACGAAGACGACCTAGAAAAAATATAGGAGAAAAACATGAACATTATAAGCCTCGATATAGAGACATATGGTGCAGTAGAACAGGGGATAAGAGGCAATCCCTTACCAAAACAAACCGTATTTCACCCCGCAAGGTCTATGCATACGGATGGCATAGATTCAAGCGACTTAATCATTAGTGCCTCAATCACATTAGTTAAGGAAGACCAATGCGAAATTCAGAAAGAGCTATGGAAGCAGCAAGGCTTTCAGCACACAGGATCAACAACGAAGACACTAGGAACCTCGCTCTTACCCAAATCACAATCGCAAGTGCAATCATTACTGAACTTAAAAAACTTAACGCCCCAAGAAACGATGGTGTTCGATTTATCAAATCCAAACAAAATTGATCGACAAAGACTCCGAAAATGGCTAGAACACGCAACAGTTATAATAGGAATGAATCTCCCGTTCGATATACAATATCTCCGTAAAAATCCTTTCCTGAAATTTTCTCTAAAATCTCAATTACTTATTGATCTATCCATAATAAATTACCTTCATGATGAAACTCGGCAAGAAAAAAGTCTTAAAAGCCTAGGTCCAATACTCCGTACACACACATATGAAAACACTTTAAAAGATTCTCGTTTCAAATCACCAGAAGACCCGTTACTACACGATTACAATGCACAGGATACACATAACACAGTACTCGCTGTAAGGGAACTCGCTCGACGTATAGAGCGAGATTTCCCCAGCGGGGATAAACTCTCCCCTTTCTGCATAAACTTCTACTCCGACCTTCTATGGACAATTATCCGCATGTCAGAATCAGGCATATGCATGGACTCCTCAAAAATACAAGGACTAGAAGATAAACTACTGGAACAATGCAAAACCGCAAACGAAACCGCGACCGAAGCGGGATACCCGCTAGAAGGAGAAGGAAGCGGAACCGCAAAACAACAACTTATGGATGATGCTATCAAATTAATAGGTAATAAAATAAGAGATGAGATGGAACTTACACCAGCAAAAGGACTCGTAAGTTTCACAGAAGCAAACCGAAATAAACTACAAAACGCGTTACAAGACGTAAAAAGTGTAAAAAGAATGGGAAACTATGAATCCCATCCTTATTCAATTGCGGAAGAAACCAACGCACAAAAACTAATAAAAGTATTCAGTCAAGCAAAGAAACATGCAGGAGCACAGAAAATCGTAAGCAGTTATACCTACCCACTCCTACGGTATAGAAGAAACAAGCCTATTGATAAATCCTCTATGCTTATACCAGTAACAGGTTGCCACATAGCATACCCAACGTGGTACGCTACTCCCACATACGCTAAGAATGCAGAGGGAGGGAGTGGGGGTACTCTACAAGGGCGTATCACTTGTAAGAAGCCATCTGCACAGACCTTCCCTCCAAAGATCAAAGCATGTATATGCAGTAGATTTCCCGAGGGGAAGATCATATCAATGGATCTCTCACAAATAGAACTACGTGTTGCAGGACTGCTATCGGGAGACCAAGCATTCATTGATGCTTACCAGAACGGTGAAGACCTACACGAACAACGAGCAAGACAATGCTTCAACGACGTAGACGAGAACTTTCATGACCGTAGACAAGCAGCAAAGATGATTAATTTCGCAGACCTATTCCGTGCGGGTGCAACAACCATGAAGAAACAACTACTTGCGATGACCGGAATAGAATTTGAAAATGAATTCCTTCAAAAGATTGTAAGAGATCGTAAAATCCATAGACCTGAACTGTGGAAATTTCAAAATGAACTCATACGTACAGCCAAACAAAATGGTAAAGTAGAACTACCCTTCACAGGACAATCAAGGTACTTCCTCGGAGGAGACAAATACGAAGTAAATGAAATCGTAAATTTTCCTATACAAACTAGTGCCAGTAACACACTTATAAGTATTCAATCTTATATAAATAAACACGTGTGTAACTATAACCTCTTTAATCCCCCCTCTCATATGTTTTTAAATGTATACGATGCTATCTATTTTGATGTAAAAGATGAAGGGGAGGAAATCAAAATGAAACAACTAGTGGCTGATGCTGTAGAATATGTACAGGAAGAAGGATATTGGTATATGCTATCAAAACATTACGGTAACGAAATTCCATTAGAGTATGATTGGTCATGAACGAAAAACGAATAATTGAACTACTAAATGCCGGGTATAGCATGTCCGAGGTTGCAGAAGATATGGATACTCACCCAAAGAGGCTTTATCACATAGCAAAAAAACACAATTTACCGTACAACGCCCCAATAAAGAGTGGGGGACCTAAAGAAATGAGGATATTACGATTACATAATTCAGGATTTTCAATACGAGATATAGGTAAAATCTTTTCTCAGGCACCTGCAAATGTAGAAAAAATTATAAAGAAATATACCTATAAGGAAAAGAAGTGAAGAAAGAATGGACTATCATTCAAGACACACGGGAGAAAAAACCCCTCAAATTCCCTGCGAATTTAAAGGTCTTGGATGATAAATATCCCCCTCACAAGCAACGAATAACTACTATAAGGATTCATACCCTAGTGGAAAAGTTAGAAGCGGGAGACTATTTGTTGCAAGGATATGAGGGTAACACTATAATTGAACGCAAGGGTAGTCTGCGTGAGATTGCCAAGAATTGTCTTAATGAGAAGGATCGTGTAAGATTCATAAAAGCACTAGTAAAACTGAAGAATGCTTGCGAGCACCCGATATTGATGCTCGAAGGAACCCCACTCCAAATGGAAAAACCGTGCAAAAATGTACCAAACCCTGCGTGTGCAGTAGACGGTCTCATGAGACTTATAAGAGAGTATGATATAGAATTGATACTACTACCCGGAAAAACTTATTCACATCGTAGAGCTTGTGCTAACTGGGTAGCACGGCTCCTAATTGCTGGAGCAATTACAAATGGCAACATTCAATAACACATTCATCTTTGATCAACCCGCATTTGGTGCGTCTGCATCATCATGGGGCTCAAACATCTTCGTAGTCCACAATGACGCATCAGTAGCAGATACAAAATGGAATGAACCCCACTTTCTAGTAGATGCATATACCGATGGGCAAGGAACAGACGGAACAAACACCCAAGAAATTATAGTACCTAGTTGTGGTTTAAGTTTAGAATTATATGCCACTTCAGATACCGCAGCAGCACACACTTTACATCTTGGTGTCTTCGGTAAAGTACCCACTAAAGATGGTCTAACAGGAACAAGTCGTAAGTGGCCCGGAGATGTAGATTCTACTAACTATGATAATCCAACAGACATGTGGATTCCCTTACAAAACCTAGAAGCAGTATGGGTAGCAAAAGACGGACCCGCTATTACAACTGATCAAGGTGGAAAAGTAGCCCTACAGATCGATAATACCGACATGATGAAATTCGATTCTACAAACGAGTGGTATATGGGACAACGAACTTCTGTATATCTCGCGGGTTGTAAAAGTATCTGTGTAAGTGTAAAAACAACAGACACAATTGCAAATGGTCTTGTACTAGGAAGGTTCGTAGGCTAATGGCATATACAAAAGAGAAGAAGAAAAAATCGTCGGGTAGCCGAACAGGACTACCTAAACTTCCACGAAGAAAACGTAAGTCTAAAAAGAAAGGTAAATCATAATGGCTAAGAAGAAAAAAGTAGCGGCAGCATCTAGAACAAAATCAGTTCCCGGTAAAAGAGGACGGGGCAGAAAAAGTAGAACCTACAAAAAATCCGGAAAAGGATAATTGATGCCGGAGAATGGGTGGGATGAGTACAAGAGGCTTGTCCTAAATGAGTTGGAACAGAATAGCCAACGACTTCTTCGTATAGAGAAGCGTCTTGGTAAGATTGACCAGCATATTGTTGAACATAAAACAAAAATCTACATGGCATCCGGTATAGTTTCAATAGTATTCTCTGCTATAGTAGCCACCCTATTCAAGTTCTTTTCATGAAAAAACTCTTAACAATCTTTTCTCTTTCTCTCCTCTCTGGATGTGGAGCAGTAGATCTAATTTTTGGTGCTAAACCTAAGACGGGTGGAATATCGTCTACAGTTAGTGACACTGTAACTTCCGCAATTCCAGAGAACCTCTCAATACTTAGCGGTATTGGGGGGATTTCAATTCTCGGGGGAATCGTTTTACTCGTTGCATCAACAGGACGTAAGGGTTGGTTTCCTATCCTTGGTGGGATAGGACTCATCTTTATGAACACGTTGCTACAAGAGTATTTTCATCTCATTGCACTCCCGATCATTGTAGCGTCAGGAGTAATCTCAGCGTTGTGGGCAATCAAATGTCTTGGTCAAGCCCGTATAGTTAAACTCAAGAAGGAATTAAAACCATGAGTAAAGAATGTTGTAATGATATTGTAGATACCACACTTGGAAAAGTTGGTATTAATCGTAGTCTGCTAATCACATTAGCACTTCTTCCATTCGCGTGGGAAGGTGTAAACTGGGTAGCAGGTGCTGTTCGTGAACTTTGGAATCTTATCGCAAGCGTATAAGGAATAAAATTATGTTAGCATCAGCAGAAAGTCTTTGGGTAACAGTTGTCGCATGTGGAGCCTCCTTCGTATGTGGTATGTGGCTCAGAGATCGTATAATGAATTGGATTGGCAAAGGCTAAACCGCTAACACAGGAGAAATGTTATGCCCCCAGAAATAGAAAGCGTGCCGATCCCTACGGGACGCGGACGAGAAGCCCAAAGATGGATGGAGTATCACGGGTACGTAGATACGACTCCTTCCATTCGTTCTTCAGACTATGAAGGGGTATTACATTGTCCCTTTCAATACTATTTGTCCCGTAGGCTTGGACTCTCGCCAGCCCTACGTTGGTCTAAGGCACTCTCAAGAGGTTCGTGGTTTCATAAGAGACTAGAACTCTACCGAGACACGCCTGAAGTCGTAGCATCCTATACCGATAGAATGTTAACTGACCGATTAGAAGAGCTTGAGGAAATCTGCAAATCAATTGGGATTAAAGGTGAATCTAAGGATAAAGTATTGGATAGGGAAAAGAAAGACTTCGCATGTGCAATGGCATGGTACGAAGTCGCAATGAACCTTCAACTTCCCCAACAAAAATTACCCACCGTAAATGAATTCTTAAAACAAGAACACTTTATGCATCTAGGTTCAGAAGTAGGTATTCGATTACACACATCCAAAATACACAGGGCAGATAAAGTAATGCTTACCGCTATGCTTGATACCCTTTTATACCACAAAGAACAAAATAGTCTCTACATCATAGACGCAAAGACAACCTCAGGGTCAGCAGAAGAACGACTCATAACATGCCCTCTAGAATTTCAAACGCAGCACTACATGATGGTCTTGAAATTGGCGATTGAATCCAACCTCCTCCAATCCATCTTCAATCTACCGGAAGATGTAAGAGTGGGGGGTATGGTACACATTGCGGTTCAAAAACCAACCATTGAATTTGGTATGAAAGATCGAGACTGTGAAGAAATAGAACACACACTACAAAGAGGACCCCGTAAAGGTCAAGTAGAAATACGTAAGAATTATAGTGGTGAACCTCGCTTTGAAAACTACCTCCGCAGATGTGAGGATTGGTATCGAGGACAGGGTGAGTATGAACACCTCGCAGAGAGATGGAACATGAGCCCCCCTGTAAATTACAGTCTCACCTATGGAAATTTACTAGAAGATGAAGATTACCTTGATGAGTACTATGCGAGGATAGCACTTATACGTAAGTATGTTCAGTGTAAAGCGATACCAAAAAACTTTCCTAGAAGTGCCAATCATCTACGACAGTTCGGTAGAATGTCACCATTTACACCCTTCTATCTCACACCACCAAAGGAGTGGCCTGATATAATTAAAGCTGAATCATTCATACAAATAGATAGGGATGAGGATGTAGAATTTATAATAGATGCTCCGTGTGTTGCCCGTTTGCTTGCGCACGGGCAACCCCCTTCGCTAGGAGATAAAAATGGCAAGTAATCCATTATTAAAATTTAGAGACGAAATCTTAATACAGGTTATATATCCTAAAGTATATACAATATTAACTGCGAATAAAGGGGATATCTCAATCAACAATTTATGGCAAGAATTTAGAGATAAATTTGAATGTTCTGTTTCTTTAAGAGAATTTAAAGAGTGGTGCTCAGAGATGGGACTACATCAAGAACAAGTAATTAGATGGGATTTACCCCCTGATTTTAATAAAACTAAACACCAAGAAATAACCCCCACTCATACTAAGGTCTTTACGCCTACAGATGAAGATCTAGACGAGGTATTATTTGACAACGAAACATAGGAGAAACACATGACTCAAACACAGGATATAGCGGTAGGAAAAACAGGAGCCCAAAAGTTTAGTGGTTTAGGTTTTTCAGGACAAAAGATGGTGCATCCACCGGGACAACTACTAGGATTACTAGTAGGAATGCCGGGGACAGGTAAATCATCTTTCTTACAATCAAACCCCGATGCATTCATCATTAACACCGATGGAACATCTACAACAAACCCTAACCCACAAGCCTGTATATGGCCCGGAGTTACAGCATTTGGTGAACCAATGGATGTGGGTGGTGCTTCAATGGTTCTTACATGGGATGAGGTTCTCAAAAAGAAAGAACAACTAATTAAAATGGTAGGTTCTAATACACAGAGACCACAAACTATTGTACTTGATAGTCTTGGACCTTCAATTCAACTCATGAAAGACTATGTTACCAAGAAAGCAGGACGAGAGAACTGGAAAGATCTCGATGGTCGAAGAGCATGGGATGATGTCTATGATGGACTACTCCGATTTTCATTAGACCTCCGCAGACACGGCTATGGATTCTTCTATGTATGCCATCTCGTAAATGCAAAGATTCCACTAGGTGATGACCGATATACTATCAGACCCGAACTCACAATAACCGATTCGTTCTATAAAAGACTGTTCCCGATGTTCGAACTCGTTGCAGCATTTGAATCCGATTGGGTATCCGAATCAAAACAAATACAAATGAAAGGCATCGGAGGAAAACCCGGACCAAAGAAAACCGAAACCGTAAAAACACAAAAATATTATATGACAATTAACGATGAGGCCCTTGCGGGAATCACTAAATGTCGTGTACAATTACCCGACCGTATTGAACTTCCACAGGAGTCTGCGTGGACTTCATTCGAAGAACAATACTTAACCGCTCAAAAGAAGGATTAGCATCTATGAGTATCAGTAACGAAACGAAGGCAGTCTTCGCACAAATTCAAAACGATTTCGAAGCCGCAAGCGCAGATCAAGGAATGGGATCATTAGGAGAATGGCCACCTAAAGGTGAACATGCTTGTTACGTTCTCGGAGTCAACGTACAAAATGGAACCTTCCGACAAACAGACGACAAGCAAGAATTTCCAGCGGTAACCGTACAATTCCATTATCAACTCTGTGAAGACCCAGACCGCACAGAACCATTGATCTGGAATGGTGCACCAATGACAATTCCTAACGATGCTTCGGTACTAACACACGAAGGTTCTCAAATCCGTGCCAAAATCGAACTAGGTAGATTAAAAGGACACCTCAAAACCATACTTGGTTATGAGCCAACAGACCTAGGTTCAGCATTTGAAGAAGTAGAAACCAAACTAAATGGTGACTCTACTATTGCATGTATGATTCGATGTAACTATACTGAACGAGGCACAACCACTTACAAAAGTGAGTACCTCCAAACACTACTTGGTGGTTAATAAATAGAACCCCCACTCTTAGGGCTCCCCGATTCTTCCCGATGACGGGAGCCCCATTTAGTAGGTACCTTCTGTAAGGTCATGTGCCTTTAGGCTGGGCTGAACTAATATAGACATTGTGCAGCCTACTCCATCACTCCTTTGTTGCTCTTAGTTCATTCAATAGGTGTGACTCGACTAGTTATCGTCACCTATTGCAGAGGGTATCTACTAATTGAGGGGCATTTAATAGATACCTTATACGGCACCTATTAAGACGGTAGGTTAGGCGTTGCTTCCTAACTGAGAATCTTATTAACCCACAAAGGGGTGCCACAATCTAAGGGGAGTAGTAATTTGAGCTGGAACTAGTGAAGCCTAATAAAACAGCCAGCATAGGCACGTTGCTACTCCCCACCAATCCACGCTTTAATAGCGGATCAAGAGCCTAGCGAGGTTGAATCTCCAATGAGGGGAAGGCTCTCCGCACCAATCTAATACCTGTGTCCCGTACCTAGGGACTGCAAAATGAACGCTCTGATGAATGACACCCCGCTGGATACAAGGGTGATTGGTAATCCAGGTTTAATTACCGGGAGGGTCAATGCCTAATAACAATTCACTTCTTGTTCATCGCAGGTATAATATAATAGGGGTGGGCAGCTGGAGCATGCAGTTAAATAACTATAAACAGCTACCCCACCCCATAATTTATGTGTAACCACGGCTAGACGGGTTCACGGAGATAATCTTGGCATCTCCGGCACATATAGCCCTCACTAGTAGAGATATTAGTGGGGGTTTTTGAGATAGTAGTATTAAACAATTCGTGTAGAATGGAGGAATCATGTCAAGATATAGAGCCACTAAAGCAATGATCGAATCTCTTAAAGGATTAGATACATCTATCGCGGCACAGAGAGCCCGTGTCCATGCCGCTATGACATTTGAACCTAAATTACTCTACACGGCAGGGACAAACTTAAAGGGAATACACGGTAAAGGAGGGGCTTTATTTGCGAGGGAATCTTTTGGATTACCCTTAGGTAAATTTGAGGGTATCCACGGTAGAACCATAGCGGTACCCACAAGAACAGGACCTCCCATAACTACTTTACCAGCAGAAGAAATTAGACAATGGCTCTTAAAATATAGAAATACTATGCAATCAAACCCTGACAAGATTGCGTTGTTACCTCCTATTGGAATGGGTAATGCAGGTATAAAATCCGATGTAATGTTAGGAATGATGGACGATGCGGGGCTAATGCAAATGGGAAAACAAATAGTACCCACAGCCGAGATGGTAGGCAAAGGATTCCCGGAAACCGCAGCACGTTTACGTCTAATTGAAGGAATGAAAAAAGCACAAGGAGGCACTATGCCTAAAGTTACTACATCGTTTGTGGGGCCTATGAGCTTCCCTATCATGGGAGCAAGAACCGTCAAATCAAGAACTACCTTTAATGCCATTACAGCAGGTGAACGAACCATGACAACACGCAAACTTGGACAAGGATGGGAGGATCTTAAAGTAGGAGATGTATTTCCTATTACAGGTAAGGAGGGTCAAACCCAACTAATAAAAATTACACACGAACCTGTAATACATACTGTTACAGGTAAAGAATCACAGGCGTTTCTAAATAGATGGTCTCAACTTGAAGGTCATGGACCAGAACAATTCAATAGGATTTTTAAACCAGGACAAAAAATAACAATGGTTAAATATAAATTTGGAGGTAAATCAGTAATACATTCTGGGGGTGCAGATGGAGCAGATACTGTGTTCCAAAATGCTGCGTTAAAAAAAGGACATGAGGTACAAGCCCACTCTTTTGCAGGACATGCAAGAGGAAACAGTGCAAGAGTAGAACATTCTCTTGCAGAATTAAAAGAAGCAGATGTCTACCTTCACAAGGCCAATCAAACTCTTAAAAGAAGATTCCCGGCTAGTAATGAATATGTAAATAATCTTCTAAGAAGAAACCTATATCAAGTTAAAGATTCAGATCAAGTGATTGCAGCAGCACCTATTAAATATGGTCAGGTACAAGGAGGTACTGCATGGGCTACTCAAATGGGAATTGATATGGGTAAACCAGTATTCGTCTTTGATTTAAAAACAAACCAATGGATGAAGTGGGTAGGTAATGCTTATGTTCCATCCTCAGCACCTTCTTTATCCGCAAGTTTCGCAGGTATAGGCTCTCGTAAAATAACAAAGGTGGGGGAAAAAGCTATAGAAGATCTATTCACTTAACATAAGGAGAACAACAATGCATAGACCATGTGATAAATGTACGGAAATGTGTGATCTTAGTACAGGATTAACTAGGTTTGACGATTATGTTTACTGTAGTAAGTGTTGTAAAGAATTAGAAATCTGTACAGAATGCAGCGATACATTAGGAGACGGTTCGTGTTCAGAGTGTCTAGAAATACAACGAACTAAAGGTAGGTACGAAAAACCCCAGGGGAAGGAAGAAAATAAAATGAAACATAAAATCGTAACTGTATGTGACGGTGAAACGTGGGGAGATCTACACCACGCCACCGTTATTGTATTCCCAGCAGAACAACTACCCATGCTTGATTGGGCTGATAAACTCCCACGAGGTGAGTATGAAGGCGAAGAACTTTGGGACTATAAAGAGTATGACCTTGACGAGTATATCCATATGCAAGTCATGGAGAGTTTAATCCAGCACGGAATAAAGAACGAAGAAACAAGAAAGCATATTGAAATTCACGGGAGCCCCTTCGATGAGACAAAGTAAATTTCATAGGGACATAGATCCCCTTTATGATCTATGGAAGATATCTAAAAGAAACCCTAACTATTGGGTACTAAAACATATAAATGAATCAGAACATGAAGTACTGCATTTGGTATACACTAAAACAGATGTCGAAGAAAATTCAGGAAGAAATTCACCCCGTAAATTCACCGACAAAGAATGGGATAATATCGTGGGGGAATTTAATAGTGTGGAGTTTGATCATGTCTGGGAGATAATAGAAGACTGTGCATCAGAAGTAAAACGCAAAGGAGAATCAAATGACAAAGACACTTAAAAAGTGGGGGATTAGAGTTCGAGGTAAGTGGTGGGTACAATCAGCAGATCAAGATGCTACCTACTATATGAAACGTGAAGCCCAAAAAGATGCCGACGATTTCAACAACCTCCGATTAGATAAAGAAAAAGTCTACACGGTAGAAGAATATAAGTAGTTATTACTGTATACTTTAAGTACATGAACAACCCTGAGCGAGATAGAATGCCTATGAGAATTGCTCTCTTAGGAATCATTCTAGCCTTGTTCTTGGTAAGATTCTTCCAATGAAATACACAGAGGTCCCTGTATTCCCCCTTATTACTAGTGGGAAGGTTGATTCTCCTACAGATCCAAAGGCGAGATGGAAACTAATCGTCTCTGTGCCGACCCGCACATTAGCCACCCCCACTTCTCAACAGAGTCATGCGAGACTCTTTGGAGTGGGGGATTGGTTAGTGGTTGTATGGGCTAAAAAGGAAGGCATCTCTAGGAAGGCCGAGATTACCCTGTACGAGGCTTCTAAGGGAGACATACCTCCGAGGGTAGATATCTTTGGAAACGTTCGTATACGAACCCTCAGTAAGCAAGATTGGGTCTCTCTAATAGAAGTTCAATTACCTGCCGGACAAACTAGAAATTGTAGATACTCTGGGGCTATTGTGGAGGGTGCAGCATCTATCCAAATATGGACAAAAGTGCAATAGCCACAGGTGCTGGTCTACAAATCACAATATATCTAGACCAAAACAACATTTTATTTTTGAGCTCCAAGTAGCGGAAGCATTAAGGATAAGAGGAGCAAGGGGAAAGTTAACTTCCTCACAGAACCCACTCTAAATTGTTTAGCTTCAGGAGATTTTTTTACTATTTCCCTATAAAAATCTGCATATCTATTTTTACCTCCCGGTCCACTGCTTAAATTAGTAAGTAAATCATCAAGATGTTCTGCTTGTTTTATACCATACCCCTTTAAATATTTAGGAGGTATAGCTTTTCCAGCTTGAATTTCACCGAGTATAGCTCTTTCAGGGATAAGAGTTCTAGCTATTTCAGGAGATGTTATATATCCTTTCTTAATTAATGTAGGAAGATCTGCTTCAACTAAAAAAGGAGCCTTTTTATAACCAGGTAATCTAGATGCATCAGGACGACCTATATTAAAAAAAGCACCTCTTGCAGAATTAGGTTCATCCTTCATAAACCTAGCCACCTGTATTAAATTCATATCTTGATGCCCAGGCCCTCCCATTTTTAATCCTTCCTTCATTACGCCTTTTAAATTACCAGTGTAATGATACCCTTTAGTACCGGGTAACATACCAGCACGATCTACATTAGGATTCGAGATGGACTTAGCTACAGACATTATATATTTTTCTCGTTCATGCTCTCTTAAAGCCCAATCAGCAGCCAATCTCATCATTCCTAAATTACGCTTCTTACCCTTCCAAATAGGATCTATTATATTTCCTAATGCAGGATTTACCTTTCTTCCTTTCATCCGTAGAATATCTCTATTTCTAAGTTGTTCTAAATACTCCCTTCCTAATGTAGATTTGGCTGCTTCCCTAAATGTTTTACCTCTAAGAGAAGTAAACGGGCGGGAAGGATTTTTAATTTTAAATGCTTCAGCAACTTTATAATTAATACGCCCTACTCCAGGCATTCTTCTTTGATAGGGAAGTCCTGTTTTAGGATCTATTAATTGATTCCAGGTTCCCATTTGAGCAGGAATCTCTATGCCACCGCCCCTACCTCTTGCCCCAAGTGCAAAATCAGATCCTTTAAATAATCCAACATCCCTTTGAGTTGCAGGAGAAGGTAAAGGAAAACCTTTCTGTAATAATCTAGACCTGTTTGAAGAGGCTTCTCTTGCCATAGTAGACCATTGTTCAGGAAACCACCCACTAGAATATTTATAAAGATCTTCAAGGATCTTTTCTACTATTTTTTCATGAGGAGTTATTTTAGCCATCGAACAATTCTACGTGAGCATCCCAATCTGAAGTAGAGGGTCTACGAGGTTCCGACAAGGAAGCCTCACCTCTAACAATCGCAGCACCCCATCCCGATGAATCCTTACGATTCATATAGTCAGGATTGAGGGGTCCCATCGTACCCGCATTAGCGTAGTACCACGGCAGCTTTATTTTAAGGGTTCTCTTGCATTGTTCAACCCCCACTGTAGGTCTATGGGTATGACCCCTTATAAATAATCTATGGGCGTGACCGCCCGCCATCTGTGCCATTTGTATGGTTTCTAATTCATCGCTATTAATTCCCGAATCAAAGCCATGATAAAAATGAACCTGCCCTAATTTATACATACCCTTTTTAGATTTTGTATAGGGTATCTGCTTCCACTTCGTAAAAAGTTCACCAAATTCATAATGCTTATTCCACGACAACAAGGAACGCAAACCCCGAGGAGAACGCCTCGGATCTTTGGCTAAAATATTATCGTCATGATTACCGTGAACCCAAACCAACTCAACTTCCGGGGGCAATACAGCCATAATATCTGAGAGGTACCGATGACCCCGCTCGTACTCGTCCTCGAGAGCATGCTCAAACTCGTGAGGGTGAACCGAAACCGAACTCGCGTCGAAGAGGTCACCAAGCATTATAAAATGAGTGGGGGAAGAGTCCGAGAGGGATGCAAGCATCCACTCCTTAGCCTCAAGATTTTCAAATGGTGTGTGTATACATGATATCGCTGCGAAAGTTGCTTTTATTTGTTCCATGTTTGAAACGGATTAAAACCCTGCTCCTCTATTGGTAGTTCCTGTTGTTCCTGTTTTTTCAAGTGTTTCTTAATCTCTTCGATAGTAGCAGGATCTAATTTAACAGGTGAAACC